AGGAAAGCCACCTAAGACTGAAAAGTCTTTTGTGGCTCCTTCTGATGAAGGCGGTATTGAGTCGATACGTGCTGGAGGTTACTACGGCACGTATTTAGACTTAGAAGGTGTTGCCAACAACGAAGCCGAGTTAATTAAAAGATATAGAGATATATCTTTGATGGCAGATGTAGACACAGCAATACAAGATATTGTTGATGATGCAATTGCCTATCTAGATAATGAAGATCCAGTTAAATTGAATATGGACAAACTAAAAGTATCTGCAAGTATTAAAAATAAGATACGAGATGAGTTTGAAGATATACTTGAAATATTAGATTTCAAAAATAGAGCGCAAGACTACTTTAGACGCTGGTATGTTGATGGCAGAATGTATTTTCATAAGGTCATTGACACCGACAAGCCTCAGGAAGGCATAAAAGATATTAGGTACATTGACCCACGTAAAATTACCAAAGTCAAAGAAGTAAAGAAAGAAAAGAATCAACAAGGTATTCAGTTTATTAAATCAGTAGATGAATACTTTATTTTTAATGAGAAAGGATTAACTAGAAAAGCAGGTCAGTATCAAGCTCCAACCAATGACAATGCTCTGAAAATTACAAAAGATGCTATTACATTTGTTCCTTCAGGTGTAGTAGATCAAGATAAAAATGTTCCTTTGTCATACTTACATAAAGCCATTAGACCTGCCAATCAGTTAAGAATGATGGAGAATGCCGTAGTCATTTATAGAATTACGAGAGCTCCTGAACGCAGAATTTTTTACGTTGATGTTGGTAATTTACCAAGCGGACGTGCTGAACAATATCTTAAAGACATAATGGATCGTTATCGCAATAAACTAGTATATGATGCTAGTACAGGTGAGGTGCGTGATGATAAAAAGTTTATGTCTATGTTGGAGGACTTTTGGCTTCCACGTAGAGAAGGCAGTCAGGGTACAAGTATTGACACACTGCCAGCAGGACAAAACTTAGGGCAAATCGAAGACGTTGAGTATTTTCAAAAGAAACTATATCAGTCTTTGAATGTTCCAGTATCTAGATTAGAACAACAAGCCGGACTAAACTTTGGTAGATCGGCCGAAATAAATAGAGATGAGTTAAAGTTTACAAAATTCATTGCCAAATTGAGACGAAAGTTTGGAGCAATGTTTGATGACTTACTAAAAACACAGCTGATATTAAAAAATATTATCACTGAAGAAGACTGGGCAGCAATAAAAGATGATTTATATTACGAGTTTTCACAAGATGCTTACTATGCAGAATCGAAAACTCAAGAAATACTCAGAAGTCGGATAGAAGTTTTAAATGGTATGTCGGCATATATAGGAACCTTGTTTAGTAAATCCTATGTGCAGAAACAGGTTTTGATGCTCACTGATGAGGAAGTAGAACAAATAGAAATGGATCTAAAGATGGAACAACCTTTAGAGCTAAGTGATAATACAGGAGACAACAATGGACCAACAGCAAGCAATTAAAGATATGATGAACAGTATTGCCAGTGGTAAGGCGAGTGAGGTTCAAGATAAATTCGATTCTCTTATGCAAGCAAGAGCAACTGATGCTATCAATGATTACAAAGCAGAACTTGCTAAAAGCGTATTTAAGAATCCAGAGTTAGAAGCAATGGGTTTGGCAGATGGTGAAGACCACATACTTGAGGTAGACCCTGCCGCCGAGCCTGAAACAGTTGAAACGGGAGACGATAATGAAGACGTTTAAACAATTCAGAGAAGGCGTTGAGGTAGATATCCAAGAAGCGCCGATGGATGGAGTCGCAAAAGGCTCTTTAGAAGGCGACAAGCATATGTGTGCAACTAAAATCTTTAAAGAAGGTTTTGGTGAAGGCACTCCGATTTTCGGTGAACACGCCATTCCAGACGATGAAGGTAATGTTGCTTGGTACAAAGTTATGTTTGAACACGGTGTTGAGCAAGTAGAAGTTTCAGAAGAAGGAGTTAAAGTCCTTGCACAAGAAGCTCATATGAACCACAAGAAGAAAAAGTAAGGGGAACTAAATGGCGGTCACAGTAGATGTATTAAAGCTGACTCAGGTCCAAGGCGTTGTGGCCGTCAGAGGCGTCAATGCTACAGGTACCATAGCTCTAGCAAGCACACTCAAAAAGTCCACTGAAACACAAAGTAGCCCAACTGTTAATATCAAAGGACTACAATGGACACTTGCTAGTGGAACAGCAGCACAAGTAGAAAGAAACGGAAAAGTATTATACGAACTGTCTGGCACAGGTGAAATGGAATTCTACGGTTTTGCTGACAATGACGAAAACGATCAAGACATAGATGTCGTAATTGACAATAGTGGTGCTGGTGGCACTGTTATTGTTGATTGTGCAAAAGTATCTGGTTATGGTTCACAACAGCATCAAGGTGCTGACGGAGACTTAGGCTAATGAAACTTATCAAAGAACTTAACGAAGACCTACAGTACATTGTAGAAGAAAACGCTGAAACAGGTAAAAAGAATCTGTATATCGAAGGCGTGTTTCTACAATCAAATTTGCAAAACAGAAACGGTCGTGTATATCCTAAAGAGATTATGCAGAAAGAAGTAGATCGTTACGTAAAAGAACAAGTTGCAACCAAGAGAGCATACGGAGAACTTGGACATCCAGACGGTCCCAACATCAATCTTGACCGTGTTTCTCATATGATTGTATCTCTTAAAGAAGATGGCAATAACTGGATAGGAAAAGCTAAATTGCTTGAAACTCCTATGGGAAAAATTGCAAAAGAACTCATTAGTGAAGGGGCTGGCTTAGGTGTTAGTTCTCGAGGTTTGGGTTCACTCAAAGAAAGAAATGGAATTAATGAAGTACAAGACGATTTTATGTTAGCAACTGCTGCTGATATTGTTGCTGATCCTTCGGCGCCTGATGCTTACGTTCAAGGCATTATGGAAAATCGAGAATGGGTATATGTCAAAGGTGTTTGGCAAGAACGTGAAATTGAAGAAACACAAAACTTTATTAAGAAAGCGACTAGTAAAGAGTTGAATGAAGCTAAGATTACTGCTTTTCAAACCTTTTTAAATAGACTGTCTAAAATATAGTTTTTTTATAAATATAAAAGATACTATTAATATATTAAACCGAAAGGAGATAAAACAATGGGTGTAGAGTCAAAAATCAGAGAGCTTATGGAGGGTGCAGCAAACCGTCCTAAAGACAATCTCTCTGCTCACGAGGCTAGCAACCCTACCCAAGGTGACTCCAATCCTAACCCTGAGAAGCAGGATCTTTCTGGTTCTGATGATAAGGGCGGATTAACTTCATCTGTAGGTAAGGCCGCTGCTGCTAAGGCGAGCAAAGATAACACACTTCCTAACGGCAACGGTGCTGGTGCAGCCCCGAACTTTACTGATGCACAAGATCCTAAAAGCGTAGTTAATCAAGCTACCTCAGCAGGTGTACGTGAAGAAGTAGAGGAAGTCGAAGAAGAAGTAATTGAGGAAGATTTCGAAGAAGTAACTGAAGAAGAAGTTGCAGTAGAAGATGACGTTCTCTTTGAAGAAGATCTTGCAGCTCTCTTTGCAGGTGACGAAAACCTCACTGAAGAATTTAAAACTAAGGCAGCTGAAATCTTTGAAGCTGTTGTAACTTCCCGTGTAGCTAATGAAGTACAAGCCATCGAGGCAGACCTCGAAGAACAGGCTAATGCTGAATACGAAGCACGTGTAGAAGAGATGGTTGAGAATATTGACAAATATCTCTCTTATGTAACTGAGCAGTGGATGACTCAAAATGAGTTAGCCATTGAGAATGGTTTGCGTAATGAGATTACCGAGTCTTTCATTAAAGGAATGCAACAAGTTTTCACTGAGCACTACATTGAAGTGCCAGAAGAAAAGTATGATGTACTTTCCGAAATGCAGGCGAAGATTGATGATCTTCAAGAAAAACTAGATGAGCAAATCGAATCTAATATGAACTTGACTGAAGAGTCTGTATTTCTTAAAAAGCAAAACATTATTAGTGAGATTGCTGAGGGCTTAGCAGATACTGAGGCTGAGAGATTTATTACTTTAGTTGAAGATATTGCTTACACAGACGCTGAATCTTACACATCAAAACTTACAATCGTTAAGGAAAACTATTTCCCTAAAGAAAAAGTAGCTACTGATAGTGTACTAGAGGATACTGTAGACTCAATTGATGAGAATACTAATTCAATTATGAGTAAGTATGCACAAGCAATTGCCAAGTCAACTAAGTTTTAATACCAAAAACACTTTTTTTATAAATATTATAAGATAGACAAAGAACCACTGAAATAAGGAGACATTTAAATGTTTTTATCAGAACAAATTGAGAAAAAGTGGGAGCCTGTTCTTAATCACGATAATCTTCCTAAAATTGAAGATTCGTACAGAAGAGCGGTAACTGCTGTAGTTCTCGAAAACCAAGAAAAAGCTTTGCGTGAAGAAAAGGCAGCTCTTTTCGAAGCGCCACATAACAACAGCGTTGCCGGCGGCGGCGTTGATAACTACGATCCTATTCTTATCAGCCTGGTTAGACGTGCTCTTCCCAATCTGATGGCATATGACGTAGCTGGTGTACAGCCAATGACTGGTCCTACTGGTTTGATCTTCGCTATGAAGTCACACTATACTAGCCAAGCTGGTACTGAAGCTCTGTTTAACGAAGCCGATACTGACTTCTCTGGTGCAGGTGCTCATCAAGGTTCTAACCCTGTTGACGGTACTTACACTACTGGTACTGGTGTTGCCACTAGTTCTGCAGAAGATTTTGGTGA